CAATGCGAACTGTGAGTCGTTTGCGTTTACTTTTTTTGCTTGATTAACGGTCATCGCCTACCGTGCTGTCCACTCTGTTACTTGTTGCCCTGTCGAAACTATGCAGGCCCATTATAAAACATATTAAAGCAGGACTCGAACCTACATCCCTTTCGGCGACTTACCATTTGCCGCATTCAATATGTTTTATGGTGGACCTGGGGGGATTCGCACCCCCGTCCAGAACACTTTTCTCTCGGCTTCATACAGCAATAACTCTTACTTATCGCCAGGTCTTCCGTGCGATCCAATGTTGTATCTCTTGTACTTTCCACGCTAGTCCCCATGGCAGTGTGAACCATATCTTGTTGCCATTAGAAGTATACATGGTTTCACCATCATTGTCAACACCCATCAATCCTATAAACATACAATCTCCTCAGATAATTTACCACAATGTGGACAATATAACTTCTTAGGTTTCCACGCTTCCATTGTGGCGATACTGAACCATCCCTTGCACTCAGTACAAGTGAAATGATAAATGGTTTCTTTCTCCACGTTCATCGGTTTTTTGTTTGCAAGTTCAATATCATATTTTACTTATCCACAGGATAAGGCTCCACGATCCATCCGATGGCAAAAAGGTCTTGACGAATCTCATCGGTCACAGTGCTCTCACTCACATAGCCCATAAAACTGTCGGTCTCACCCACTCCCATAATGCCCGAGCAATACCAATCAATGTAATCGCCTTGGCCTCTCAAGTCGGCCACGATACCGCCGGCTGCTCGCCACGAGCATGACCAGTATTCATCTCGAAGCCGAGGCCATACTTGGTTAGGTTGAAACACATTGTTGCACATGGCTGCGTAGAGATTCTGTGCGTAGGTCTCACGGTCCTGCACTTTTTTCAACATCCATGCACATGCCCGGATGTCCTTTTCTAAGTTGTAATCAAGGTTGGTGCTTTTCATAGGATCTGGTCCGGCGTAACAGAATCGAACTGCTATCTAGGGAGTAGAAATCCCCTGTATTATCCATTATACTAACGCCAGTTGTTTGGTGGGACCTCTCGGAGTCGAACCGAGCACCAATGGATTATGAGTCCACTGCTCTAACCAACATGAGCTAAGGTCCCTATGTTACATTGTAACAGGAAAACTATTTAGTGCCAACCTGGCATTGTGCCAGATTAGCAACCGCGCACGTCGGTGTTGAGGTTGGGCTGGTATTCGCGGATCATTTCACGCTCAGCAGTGTGAGCTTCTGACTTGCCGCGGATCACAGCCAAGATCTTGGAAGAGAATGACTCAACACCACGCTCGCGCATGGCTTCGTACAACAACCAAGATTTGTTCTCGCTACGCGAACGATACACATGCTTGTTGAAACGCACCTTCAGGCTTTTGAGCGGAGTGCTTTCAGTCTTGGCAGTGACTCCGATATAGAAGTCATCACCGGACTCCAGCATATAGATGATATGTGTACGATCTGAGCGCTTTTTTCTGTTCATGCTGTATTATAGCATTTCGGGCATTATTGGTCAACCGAAATAGTGGGTATGCACGATTACTAAAATGGCTAGATATGCACCAACTATAATCCCAACTATCAAACCAAGTAAAAACATCTTGTGTTCCTTTTTGCGTATGCTCTTATTATAGCAGTTTGGGCATTATTGGTCAACCAGATTTGCCGTTGTTTTTTTGCAACAAAAGTTGGAGGTTTTCAGGTATTTTTCAGGTATCTCAGGAACTTTTTTACATCCCCGTACATAGCAAACATAGTTGCTTCTTTGCTGCCGTAGAAAACCAAAGTTGGCGTCTTGGTTATTTTGAGAAAGTACGGGCAGGTGAGTTTTTTATTAAGCAATAATAACTCTGCTGGACCGGGCAAAATCTGTCGGTTATTCATGTACGGTACCGGAAGTTCAAATGACCAAGATTCGATCTTCAACTGTTCCATGATATAATTGCCTTCCAGGCTCAATCTCAATCCCGAATCGGGACGGAAATCCTGCCACCATGACCGCATGGCCGACTCATCTGTGAGCCCGTGATCATCGGGCAATAGTTTCAGCAGTTGCTGAGTGTAATAGAGTTTATTTAACATCGGGGTAAACTTGAGACCCCTGAGTGAGCAAGACCACTGTGAACTTATCGGTCTTGAATTGAGCATTGAGCTTGCGAGCTAGATTCTTGGCATGCCCGGGATTGCTGAACGATACCTTCTTGTACTTGGGACCGGGGTATTGAGTCAGCATGTGACTGGTCTTGAGATTGATTGGTTTGGCATCATAAAACACAGCCCACACTCCTTCACTTGCTAAAACTTGTTCGGTTTTGTAAGTGACTTTATTGGTGAGTTCGATCAACACCTGAGGACGTGGTCTGCTCATGATATTATTTATCTCATAATCTATGTAGATTTAAATGAGCCACCCACGAGTTCAACCGAAACTACTTCATCTTTAGGTGTAGCAGGTATTCGCATTGCTTCTAGTGTCAACAACAATTTGGTTATGTCCGAATGTAGATCTTTAGCATCTCGCATGCTCATGGTAAAATCACGTTGATTGCGTGATTCATGAGCCTTGATGCTGTCTACAAAACGATTGATGTGCAGGCTCATATTATGTTTTGTTTAAAAACTGTGCCAGTTCAGGTGGTGTCCAGTCTTGTGGTTTGAGCACTTTACCATCTTCACGTTTGATCACCTTGCCAGTGTCATGATCGATCTTGGCAAAATTACTGCGCATTACTTCAATCCATGCACCTTCACCATCTGCACCCATACTATGGATAGCACCAACAGTAACAACCAGTATGTCGATCAAGGCATCCAATGTATCAACGTCAGTATCAGCGTCTTGTAATTCTTTAAACTCTTCCCCAATCAATCCAATATACATGTCAAATTGTGCTTGGTCACCAGTGACGCTTTGGTCACAGGCCTGCATGAATTTTTCTTGATCTCTAAACGGGTTTGTCATTATGCCATCCTATCTACATTTTGTCCCGGGCGATTCAACCTGCGATTCATTTCAATACGCTTGGCTTCGTCATCTTCGCGGATTTGTTTAATTTGGCGGTCGTGCTGTATCTGTTCAGCATGATGGTGTTCAATATGTTTTATTAATGTTAATCGATATAGCTCATTATTATATTCGGAGATTTTACTAATGTTCATGGTTTTCCTTTTGTCACTGCTTCTTCTTTTGTGTGGTACGGACCTTGGTATGAATATCTCTGCAAGGTAATCAGTTTGGGATTTTGTGTGATCTTCCACACACGATGTTTTTTCACATAGTACCATCCAGCTGCAAACCAGGATTTGCTGTTTTCTTCTTGAGTGAATAGCGGTAGTCGATGTTGTATGTCCCACATGGCATTGAATACTCGTTGCCCTGTGTCGTATCCATACACTTGATTTTCCGGATTGGGAGTAGGTTCCGCTGCTGGAACAAACTCAATATCGCGATCCAGCATCTTGATGGTTTTGTATTTTTTTACTGTGTTGCTGATCTTCACAGTATATCCATCATCCTCTGCTTCGATCTGCCCAACCTTGCGATTGTCTTTTTTAAGTATCCAATAGCGATCTGCGATCACTGGCATGGCTAGTATCAATTTAGTGCTCCTGTATATGTCTTGTTCAACCAGCGCCCAATGCTTTCTGCTGATTCACTGAGCTTGGTCAGTTCGTACTTGCCACAAAACTTCAAGAAGTGTGTGCCCACCTGTCCCACGTCTTTGTGACTGATCTGTTCGCGGATCGCAGTGTCTACCACATGCTTGATCTCAACGGGCTGTGCAGTGAGATCGATTAGAGTTCGATTGCGTTCGTAGTCATCTAGCACCCTATGTTCTTCTCCGTGGTGGTCGGTCCAACGCTGAAGCATGAGATTGTTCCAGGAATATCCGCGCTTTTCTCGATCGGCAAAGGCCTCACGGAGACCAACTTTATTCTTTGTGCCTTTCTCACGTACTCCAGGATATGCACTGAATACATTGTCGGAGGAATCTCCACGCATGCACTTCTCAAATAACAGCCAGGCCGGATCCGGGATGGTCTTTGGCTGTTTAGTTTTTTTATCATTGACCGGGTTGCCTTTAGCATCAAAGATACCTTCCAGTGTCAGTAGCTCATCCGTGATGCCATTGAATTGTTTCACATTGGGTGCCAGCAGTTGCACAAAGTCAGTATCTGAACTGACCACTATGTGCTCGTCTTGGGGATGCAGCGCGATCCAACGTGCGATGATATCGTCGGCTTCTGCTTGTGGGTCGCGCAACACACTGCAATTTGTGCGCTGGCCGAGATACTGTGTCATCTCGTCATATGTTTCCCAGAATAGTTTGTCTTCCTCGGCTTCTTGTTCTGTCATCTTACCACGTGCCACAGCACGGTTGGCCTTGTATGGCTTGTAATGATCTTTGCGCCAGCTGCGACCTTCTAGTGCAAATACCACATGATCAGCGTCAAATTTTCGTGCCACTTTGTTTGCTGCCATCAGAGTCACATGCAATGCGAATCCCACCTTGGTCCATGAGTCCGACGCTCGATGCGCACTGTGCCGAGCACGGAAAAACATGTTAGCAGTGTCAATCAGTAGGTATTTCATCAAGTTCCAAAAGTTGGTGTTGTTTGATGTATTGTAACAGATATTTGCCCCAAAAGCAATGAGCTGCTTTGCCAAAATGATATGTTTTTGGGTTCACGTGCTGGAATCCGTTGGCCAAAAGCAACGAATCGTAACTTAATTCTCGTACATATGGACCCAAATAACAATTGTTCCAGTCTCTACAATCAGGTACCATTTGCACAGCCGGATCACTGAATGTGCTGTTGCCATTGAAGAACAAGTGTATTAAGCCCTTGCTGTTGAGATACTGATGGAATTGCCAGATATTGTTGTGGCTCTGTCTGGTACAAGCATGATAGTCTATATCCATGATGTACTGGCGATAGCGTTGCTCTAGTTCGGGCGGTACATGATCTACTCCGGATGCATTGACCTGATGCCATATGCCATCATGCAACCATTCTTCCCGTTCCCAGGTGCTCCACTGTATCAGCATAAACGTGTCTGCCAACAGGCCAGGATTGGATTCTACCCACTCAGTGGTGGTACGCAAGATTCTGGCATTACTGCCACCGGATTGGCTTTGATTGATTCTCTCGCAGCCCAACAAATCTGACAGAACAGTACCAAAACTTACTTTTTCATTGTCTGGATGTGGGTGCCGGCCTTGGTAGTGTCCGTCATCCTCGGCCCAGCCATGTGGGCATCCAGCTTCGGCACCGGCTGCGTGACTATCGCCATTGATGTACAATATCATTTCTGTGACAGCACCTTGTGACTCTCGGCTGCTGCCACACGTCGGCGCAGGCTTGAACTGGAGAATGAATGATCCCTGCCATTGAACACTAGTTCGATACCTCGACTCGTGCATTCATTCCGTCCGGTGAAATATAGGTCTTGATATTCCACACCCAGGATACGCACATCCACAGGCAGTATCAACAGCAGGTCAATAAGATCTTCCTCAGTCTGATATACCACAACCTCATCTACATAACGACAAGCGGCCAATTGTATCTGGCGTTCTACTATGCTCTGCACAGGTGGATTCTTTTCTGTAGGACGATCTATTGTGGGATCAGTCTGCAGGCCAGCGATCAAGTAGTCGCAGTGATTCTTGGCTTCTGACAACATGGCGATGTGACCGGCATGCAGCATGTCAAATGTGCTGAAGGTGATGCCGATGCGTTTGCCCTCGGCCTTGAGTTGTTTGATGTGATTGAAGATCATGATACTTCGCTGCGCCCATCACCTATGTTGCGTGTCTGTACATACACGCCAGAATTCTTGATAGCTTGTTCCTGCTCCCAGGTCTCCATGACCACATGTCGGCATACGTTTTGGAACCACCGATCCACAAGGTCGGAATCAGCATCATCTTTCTTCATCATGTAGCCGGCCTTGACCAATCGTGCTACAAAGATCTCATTCCAATCTAATTCAAATGCACCTTGGTGTAGATTTTCGGGATCCACATCCATACGCAACACTGCCACATATGGTTCGTTGGCTTCGGTGG